CAGTGCTTTTGACGGTATTTAACTCATCACTGTTAGCGTCATTGTCTAGTACGCTTGTGGGTATAGAGTCCTCTAAAAAATACCCATCCTGCTTTGGTATAAACGCAGCCTGAGAGAATGGTGCTATCAAAGAGTATTCGTTGTCTTCAAACTTAAATCTGTAGCTAAATCTCACAAACTTATCTGAAATAAACTGTTCATCGCCCGTGAATGATGATTCGTAGTAAGGGTTTGATGTAACCCCATCAGGCAATAGTGGACTGGTAACATCCCACATGGATGGTACTCTAACCATGTTCTCTCTACCAACAACAAATACCGCATCTGTAAAAGCAAATAAACCTGTGTTATTAAAACCAGAACTAGCGTTTCCTAAAGTAGTTCCTGGTATAGTTATAGTGTCACCTGGCTCGTAGCCTAGTCCTCCAGACGTTATAATCCCTGTACTTAAGGTGTATAATCCTGAACCAGGATTAGTTGGCAGGGCATAAACACCAAAACTTAATGTCCCTGAGCCAGCACCACTTGTTGTTACTGGGGATGGTGTACCAACTCCAACCGTAAAAACTTGACTGAATATTGTAATGTTTGACATTGTAGAATTAGTCTGTACTTGTAACCTACTAGTTGCAAACAAGTCTCCATCACCTGATAGAGTTGTAATGTTTGGTGCAAGGCATGGGTAATACTTAGCTACAGATACATGGTCCTCAGATGTGTAGTATGGGTTTGCGGAACCGTATGGGTTTGCTAACGCTAGGTTTACGTTAATCTTTCTTGGTTGGTTTCTGTTGTCAGTAAAGAACAGCAGGTTCTCTATAAGGTCAATGCCCAGAACCTCGTGTGTGTCAGAAAAGTTTAGGAAGCTGCCACCCACCAAGACTGTGTAATCATTTGATATTGTGTTATATACAGCTATATAGTGACCCGATGCAGCTGGAGCAGGGTTTGTTAAAGATGTGGGGGAAGAGTCTGTGTAGTTAGTTAGAAACGCAAATAACCTGTCGTTAGTGTTGTCTACATAAAAACCTATAATCTTTAGGTTTGAATCTGATAAACCAAAATCTGTCAGCTCTACATTGCCAAGAACATTCTCCAACACCCCAGAGTCACCCCCAGCAGAGTCTGTAACCGAAGCATTTCTAGCCTCTATGTATTCTCTGTTCGAGACAAGCCTTGGGTCAAGGTCTTTGTTCATCTTAGCCCCAAGAAAAACATTTTTAGTTTCAGCCATTTAATTCTAGTTTTTAATCATCTTAGATTTACCCCTCATTACTTGAGTGAGTTCGTCTATCTTGAGGTTAGAAAGTCTAATCTTAGCGTTCCTAAGTTTAGCATATCTATCTTGTTTCCAGCGTCTTACAACGTATTCTGGCTGGTTTATCCGTGTTGATAGTATACTATAAACAAGGTGTGAGTACATTGCGTCCTCTGCCATCTTAGGAACCCTAGAGTCCTCATGGTAAGCCAATCCATCAGACACATACTCCACAACAACCAGCTTATTAGCTAGGTCACTTGAGAAGCTAAACGAGCCAGTTCTTTCGTTTACAGTAAACCAACCGTTGTTCTGTGTCAATGCTGGGTCTAATCCGTATCTCTGCCCAAAGTAACCACCGTATCCCCAAGCGTAACCCTGACCGTATCCCCACCAGTCGTACCCTTGGTTTACTTGGTCTTGATTAAATATACCCGTGATTTGATTTGGGTTGTTTGTACTCCACCTTTCATCCGTTTGAGACTCAAGCTGTATGTTAGTACCAAAGCCATCCTGCGTAATCTGACCCGTAGAATCCTGCTCTGGACTTTGTATTGGGTTGATTGTTAAGTTGTTAGCTGGATATATAATGTGCTTTACGCCTATAGAGTCTATCCAAGAAAGTCTAACGTAGTTGACGTAGTCTTGTGGTAGTGGTATGCTAAGGCTTGCTGGCACGGTTAATTCTATTGAACTTACACTCTTCAGTGTGTCGTAGCTAAACTCCTGTAGACCTCTCTTTGCGTGAAAGATAACATCGGTTCTCTTAACGCTAGGTATAAGCTTATCAGCCCCAACGTAAGCGATTAAAAAGTTGTTTATGATGTCACCTAGCTTGATGTACGAGTAACCCCCGTAATTCGACTCTAATGCGGTTACAAACAAGGCTATCCTTACAAGTATGCTTGGCCCTAACACTACTGGTACAGCGTTTGTACCACTTACTATAGTTGTGCTTGTGTTTGTTTTAACCTCCGATGCAACAGTAACCCATGTTACTCCGTTATCGTTACTTGTCTGTAGGTAGTAGTTTCTGTCGTACTCCCCCACAACACCGTCAGTAAGCTCGGTGTCAAATGTTGTTACAAACTCACTTTGAGTTGAGGCAGCCCCAAGTGTGTAAACCTTTTGGCCAACATAATACTCTTCATTTGTTTCGGTAATTAAACCTCCGTTTGGTGTTGACATATTCTATTAGCTTTTTTTGTTTATCTCCTCAGCCCTTGCCTCTTGCATGGCAACCTGAATTATTTGTGGGTCTCTAATCACTACACCGAAGTAGAACAACAGCTTGATTATAAAGTCAACCCTCTCTGATACATGTAGTTCTATGTCCGTTGACCCGTATGTACTTGAGTTATTAAAGTCAGATGCCTGAAGGGTTATCACTGGGTCAGGAAGGGAACCCAATCCCAATATGGTTATAACATCACCAACAACATATCCTGTACCTGCTGTGGTGACACTCAGCGTTACGTTTGTGGGTGTGGTTACGTTTGCAGATATTACAAGCCCTGTACCAGAGCCGCCAGTGTATGTTGGTGTGTATGTACCAAGAGTACCCCCAGTAAGACCAGTGGTTATACTACTTGTTAGGGTGTTTGTGCCTGTGTTTAGTAGTGCCTCCCCGTAAACGGTAGGGTCGTATATGTACTGACCAAGTGTACCCACGCTGTAACCCCATCTTGGGTCCTTAGGTTTCCTTAGGTAGTTTACAGAAACCCCTGAGTTTATACTGTCTGGCTTAACATAAATCCTTTCATTTTCGTAAAGGTATGTTGGAAAATATTTTGTCGATGCTGTCAGTAATGACTTCTGTATGTTGTAAAAATCATGTCTCTGTAGCCTCTGAAGCTCTACTTCACTGTTATTTAAACCAGTGTAAACCACTGTACCTAAGCGATATAAGTCAGATGGTAGAGTATAATAAGGTGTGGTTGGAGTTACGACATTGTCGTATGTTGCGTCACCGAAAGACTTGAATATAGAAAGCTTCTCATCGGTGTTCATTATCCTGTCCGAATAATCTGAGTCAGCCTGTGGGACACGAAGCTGTTGGTTTAGTTCCTCTGCATAGTTCTCAAACATCTGCAACTGAACCTGTGTGGCTATTTTATTAAACTCATTAGGAGTAACATAACCCCTCTGCTCCTTGTTAAGAATCAGTAATGCGGTCTTATATACCTCGTTAACATTTATAGCCATATTTATTTTTTATTAATTATAGGGGCTAGGCCAGTTTTGTTCTGACCTAACCCTATAATATATATTACGTTGTTACATTAGTTTTTTCTCGATAGATGAGAATATTTCCATACCCTCGTCTGTCTTGAAAAATGAAGCCATAGCAGAATAAGGATGCTCCTCAAATGGAACAGTCATTAGCTTTCTACCGTTACTAGCCCATGTAAATGTACGCTGGTCTTGAGATAGTCTAATGATACCCTGTTCAGCCGCTTTAATTGCAAAGTTTCTGAGCTGTATATTATCGTCCATTGCTAGACTAATAAATAACCTTGGATTTGTTTTAGCCATTACCATCAAGTCCCTTCGTATCTCTTTGCTTGTCATCTTTGATACACCAGACCCATTCTCTGCTCTTAGAATTGCCTCAGCATGGTCGATGTCTATCTCCCTGGCAGCCGTCATAGCGTCAAGCTCTATTTCTAAGTCCTCTAGTCCATACTCAGCCTCTTGTACTGGGTCAAACTCATTGTAAAGTCTACCGTTGTGTGGATGATAAATAGATAAAAGTTTTTGCAAACTCTGCTTTTCTTTAGGCACATTTAACACACCATCCTTAAAAACAATATGTTCCAGCGTGACAGAACCGTTCTGCTCATCTACAAAGCAACTCTTCTGATTTGTAGCATAACGTATCTCTCTCTGTGTATTTGTTTTTTCATCAAACCAAAGTAATGGATGCCTTGGTGTGTGCTTACTTGCTAGTGTGAAAGTTATCGGTGACTTAGTTCCAGCCAAATAATATTGACGGGCTTTAATCTCCCACTCGTCTTTCTTTTTAGTTTCTTTTTTTACCTCAACTGGCTCATGAGCTACTGGAGCTTCAATTACAGTTTCAGTTTCTTGTACAACCTCCTCTACTTGAGGTGTTGTTATTTTTCTAGGTCTCGCCATGATATAATATAATTAAATAGTTAAAAAATAAAACTTGGGGCCACATAATGCAGCCCCAAGTTTATAAAGTTAGAATTAGACAGACTTGAACAACACGAAGTTGTTAGCAGCCTGAGTTACTAAGCAACGCTCAGAAAGGAAATGAACCTTCATTACGTCCTCTCCTGAAGTAGCAGCACCACCTACAGAACCAGTAATCCAAGACTTCATTCTTCTGTCATCAGCCTCAGATGCACGGTAACGTACATGTAAGAATGGTCTGCGAATGTTAGTACCTAGCATTTGGTCGTAAACAGTAGTTGTTCCAGCAGGAATCAAAACTCCATCGATGTCTTCAGTAAGACCACGAGTAGAAGCATCGTTAAGATATTTCCAGTCAGTCTTGTAGAAGTCATAAGAACCTCTTCGGAATCCAGAGAATCCAAGGTTCAAAGCCATCTCAGAGCTGTTTTCAAATACTCCGTAAGAAGTACCACCAGCACCGTAAGAGTTCTGAGCAGCAAGCATGTCATCCATGTCTAAGGAAGTGTTACGATTTAAGAAAAGCATGTTTTCTTCAATAGCACCCTGCTTATCTAGGTTGGCAAGAATCTTGTCAAAGTCAGTTAAACCAGTTGCAGCAGAGAAGTTGTTATAAACATTTCCTCGTGCCTCAATAGCGGCAAACAAACCCTCAGTACCCTTTACGTTTGGAGCACCAGCTCCTGGAGTAAGTCCACCAGCAGAACGTCCACCAGCAGCAGAACCAGCAGCAGCAAGTTCACCCTCTATAGAAACCATCTCTAGGTAGTCCTGAAAACGTAGACGAGTTTCTCCTTCAGCCTTCAAGTACCATAGGTATCCAGAAAGTCCAGCCTCATCAGTAACTTCAACCCAACCAATTTGAGCAGCGTCAGAACCTGAAACCTCATACTGGTCCTTGATGATTACTGGGCTGTTGTTGTACTGAGTAAAAGATGGTGTGATAGAACCAGCCATAGAGTCAGTACCCTTAGCAAATTCAGAACCATATATGAAGATTTTAATACTTCCACCAGCTCCTGGTTGTCCAACAGCAGTAGAAACAGCGTTTAAGTTAGGTGCATCGTATGGATAAGCCTTGAAATCGTAATTATTACCAGCAGCTCCTATAGTGCTAGGCTCAGTGTCAACAAAACACTTAACAGACGCTAAACTAACTGTGTTATAAATAACTACAGTAGAACCAGCTCGGATAATAGGCTGAATAGATGCTCCAGCAGAGTCCTCACCAGCTACGTCTTGAACGTCTACACCACCAGCAGGAATGTTAATGGCAGAAGGAAAGGTAGCTCCTCCACCACCCATACCACTCTCGAAAGAAAGGTGTAGACGGTTTTGCTCAGACCAAACAACTTGGTCAGAAGTCATTGGCATCTCAGCACCAACCATACGAAGGAATCCAGAGATTGTACGGTTACCGTAACGCTCTACTTCAGCTTCATAGATTTCAGGTAGATACTGCTGTGCGAAGTCGTTTCCGCCTCCATCAGCAAAGTTTAAATAAGAACCTTGAGTAACACTCTTAAATGGAGTAGGTACCAAGGAAAACGAACCCAACGGGTCGTTAGTTGCAAATTGTCCCATAATTTTTAATTTTTGAACTTGTTTTTATTAATTTTAAGTTTGGAAGAGTCGATACCGTTGACGGCCTTAACCTTTAAACCATTTATAAACAGGCTGTCGTTTGACGTTTGTCTTGGTGCTTCACCTGTTATGTTCTTAGACTTAACAGCAACATCCTTGATAGCGTCAGCCTTACCCTGCTCGTAAAAGTGTGAGGCAATTTTGTCAACATTTTGGGCTGCGTACATTGCCTTATGATACTCATCGAATTGTTTAACATTACCCTTGTCATCGAGAAACTTTCCCAATATATTGTTAATGCTAGACTGAGTCTCAGCAATTGAGTCTGGATTACTTACCCCGTATCTAAACTTCTTTTCTCCTACATTGAAATCAAAACCTTTGAAATCGTTTTGGAAAAAGTTTTTAGTGTTAGATTTGAATAAACTTCTAGACTCCTCAGCTTGTTGTTCACTCTCCTTGTAGCGATTAAAAAAGTCCATTGCCTTTCTTTGTTCGTTGGATTGCGTGGGCCTCGACTTGATTTCCTCGTAATATTCATCCTTCAAATTATCTAGAAAAGAACGGGCCTTTGAAACCTCTTCTTTTTGAGCAAGTTTTTTTAACTTGATGTCTCGCTCATCATCAAGGTCTTCATCGTAAAGGAAGTTTTCTTCCATTACAAAATCTATTTCCTCATCGTCAAGATGTGGTTTTGTTTTTTTATAGTACTCTTTTAACAAAGCCTTATCATCCACAGTAGAGTAGTCTGCATTTAATCTTACATAATCTTGTAAGTCTCCACCTGTCTCGTTAATAAACTTTAGCAGCTTATCTACACCCTCTGGCAGCTCTATCTTAACCTTATCCTCTGTCTGTTTAACAACAGGTTTTACCTCTTCTTCGGTAATCTCTTGTATTACTACTTCTTGCTCACCCCCATCATCTGAACTGGTGACTTCTTCGGTAGTGCCTTCAGGTTTTGATTCGGGTGTTCCTTTCTCCACTTCTCCGCTAGTTTCGGGTTGGTTGAGTACAGGTACTTCATCTGTGCTTGGCTCTTGAACGGCATCTTCTTTTTTCTTTGAAAGGTCTAACTTAGTTACTGTTTCCTTGGCCTTCTTTGGCTTGACTTTTGACAAGTCTACTTTTACTTCTGACATAATAATATAATATATAATTGTTTAAAATCACTTCGGCTCAAATTGCTCTAAACCAATACCACCCAATACATCGTTTCCAGAGGACTCAAAGTTTGTTGGTAGTAAGTTGTTTTTTCTTTGGTTGATGAGTTCACTCTGCTGAGTTCCCTGAATCTTAATCCTCTTGTCTTTTCGGTCTTCTATACTCTGTTCTTTCTGACCATCTGCGTTAGCCCTTACTTGTGCTAACTGCATGTTAAAGTCAAACTCAGCCTGCATTAATCCTCTTTTTATTTCAGCTTCAGTCTGAAGTCTTTGTATTTCAAATTGAGCTTTAGCTTGTTCTATACTTATTTTTTCTTGAGTGAGGGCTTGTTGCTTTTGAACCTCAAACATTGCAGATTTTTCAGCAGCCTCGGCATTTGCTTGTGCCTGCATTTGTATGTTATTCTGTTGTTGCTTTTGCTCACTTTCTTTTTTCTGCTTTCTTTTTTGTTTTAAAACTTCGTTAGCAAGCTTAAGATTGTTTATTTGTCTGATATCTATTGCGTCTTCAATATCAATACCACCCATTTTTATTGATGCTTGAATATTTTGTTCTAACTGAGCCTTTTCTTCTTCTTCTGGCTCAAGCTCTAAATATATTCCAAAGTCATGTAGATGTAAGCTTGATATTTCTTCTAAAGTACCTACGTTAAAAGAACTTATAGCCCTTCTTAATGATTGATTTGTTAATGCAAACTCAACAGAGTCAGATATTCTTAGAGATATATTTTCACAAGTTCTAGCAATTAAATAAAGACTAGATTGAAGTATATGTCGGGTAGCAACATTAGATGCATTAGCGGCAAGCTTTTGAAGTCCTACAAGTGTGTCTTCCATTGGTGCGCTACCATCCCTAGCCTCATTAAGACCAGTTACATCTCTAATCATTTGTAAGTAGTACTGATATACATTAATCAATGCTCCTAATTTTGCTTGACCGCTTGATGAATTTAGTTCTTGAATTGGAACCTTTCCCCTATTCATATCACCCTCCTGAGTCAAAGACCTACCAAGTATACTACCCGTTTGGAAGTACATGTTTAACGCCTCCTGTGGGTTATAGCTTGTACCATTACCTAAATCTACCTCAGCTAAACCATCTACATCTAAATAAACTCCATCTGGAACAAGCTTAGATATAACCTGCTGTATCTTTAGGTTTGTTATGTTTATCATGTCAGCAAACCCAGTAATTTTACTAACCGTAGATTCTATTCTACCCTTATACATTCTAGGTGCAGCAATAGCATAATTCATCTGAACCTTGGTAGTGTCAGACTTTGGTCGGGTCATGTTCTCTGAAAGTCTCCAGTCAATCATCTGGTCGTAACCAAGAATCTTAGCTCCAGTAAATAAAACTTCTATAGTCCTGGATACCTTTTTAAATGTGTCTGATGGTGGTGGGTCAAAAGAATCTGTTTTTTCTATAACTTTTTCAAGACCATTAGCAGTGTGTTTTAACTTAAACACCTGATTCATGTATGTCTTATACTCAAAGTATAATATTTGAACAGTATTTTCGTCATAGTCATTCCAACCAACAACATAATCAGTCCTGTTACCCATCTTAGATATCCTGTCTAGTTCTTGCTCAGGAATAAATGGGTACTGTTTCTTAAGCTCTGGTATCGTTATAGACTTAACTTCACCTACATAGTATATGTCCTCAAAGTTTGGGTCTTCAGTGTATGACCAAACCATTTTAGCTGGGTCACAGTAATCTGCTACAACGCCCTCTGCCTTGTTCCAATCGGTTTTTACCGCAGCAATACCAAGAACCGTTAGGTCATAATTAAACCTTCTTCTTACTAACTCAAATTTATTTTTAGCTAAAGCGTTGTTTATAGCCTCCTCCTCAGCTATCTCTATAGATGGCTTATACTTTAACTGCATATATAGAGAAACGTCTTCAGGTGTCTCTGGTAAGTCTGACTTACCCTTGAAATTTGATGTGTCTACACCTATTGTGTCTCTAAGTATTTGTATATCTTCTTGAGCTACTATATCTCTAAGTAAGTTTTCTGCGTAGTTTGTTCTTTCTTTTAGTGATGATGGGTCTTGTGCGTATGCGTTAATCTTGTATTTCTTTTCAGACATGCCGTTGACCACGATGTCAACAAACTTAGATATCACTGGCACTGGCTTCCAGTCTAGGTTAAGGTATGATAAGTCACCGTTAATAGATAACTCGTCCTTATATTTTTGTATTGGCTGCTCACCTCTAGCGTACAACCTTAGGTTGTGGTATCTGTTCCAGTTAGTGGCAAACCTGTTACCACTTCTTCCCCCATGAAACCACTCACCCTCTATAGCTCTGCCAACTTGAACGCCATACTCAAAGCTCTTTTTTTCCTCATCACTAACGACTTGGCTTGGGAACGAACTATTTGGATTTGTGCTTATATTCATCTATCTATTATTTTGGAAATACTACCAGTATTGTCATATCTTTTAAAGCCAAGGCTGATATTATTTCTAACCACTTTGTTTATAGGTGCGTATCTATTTTTGTTACAAGCCATTACCGCTAGTCCTGAACTAATAGACGCATCAAACTTTGTTCTGTTGTTTATATCAAACCTTGCCCAGTCATTTAATGTTCTGTCGAAATACATATCCCCGTACTGGTCGTCACCTATGACACCAACGCACTCGTCTATATAAGTTTCTATTGCGGCTGCATGAGCCTGCTTAATGTCCTCGCTTGAGTTGGGTATACCACCTATCTCCTTTTCTGTTAGTGATAGATTATTCCAGACTCTATCTGGTCGGTTCATTGAATAACCCCTATACCCCCTACGCTTTATGTGATACAACAATCTAGGTTTATTATTCTCACAAAGAATTGGCATTCCGTAAAACACAATTGCCATTAAAATGTCTTCAAAGAATATCTCAGCCGTCTGTGGTCTAGATATATACTCTAAAAAGAAATGATTAGCTGGAGCCTCCTCCATTGAAAACTTTGTTAATCCGTGTAGAGAACCATTTGAACCTACGCCACTTACGGTTCCTGATATGTCGTAACTGTCACACCCAAAGGCTCCTACATGCTCATTGCCAGGATACTTAAACCCATTCTTTAGTATTACTCTATTTTGCAGATTTATTGGGGGAACCCATGAAATTAAAAATCTTCCGTTGTTACTAGGTAGGAATATTACTCTTGTGTCTTTTATGCCATTCTCCCACTGAAAGTTACCCTTACTGAGTATGTTGGTGTTTCTAAGGTCCTGATTATAATCTATCTGCTGATATATCCTAGTCAGATTAAACAAAGAGTTCTTAGCCTCATCTCTAAATGCATGCTCCACTGTTCTAGGGAACTGCCTGTAAAATTCATTAAGACCATCCTGGTCGTTTTTTAAACCCTCCACCTCGTTCTGCCAGTAGTCAATGACACCCATTTGTATTTGGTTACCAAACGTGTCAAGCACCTTGTCTTCTGGTGTTTCAAACACAGGGTATCCGTACTCATCTATGTAGCCCTCGTAGTTCCACTCCATTGGTATGAACAACCCGTAAAGACCAGATGCTGTCTGCCCGTTGGCATTTCTTTTTGATACGTCAGAGTTCTCGTACAGCTTCTTAAAGTTTTCACCACCCTTGTCCAAAGAGTTTGATGTGCTACCCATCATGCACTTACCAATCACCCTGCTACCCAGCCTCAGACATGTCTTAGTAACCCTCCAGTTGTTTAGTATGTTTGCAGGCTTCTCCCACTTACCACTCTCATCATGCACCAACAGGGATAGCTTCTCACCATCGTAGGAGTTGTCTCCCGTGTTCTTCCAGTCTATCGTAGTGTCAAGACCCGTGATGTCCTCAATCTTGTTGTTACTGTCTAGCTTCTTTCTAGTAAACTTAGATGCTGGTACACGATACGCAAGCTCTGTCTTAGGTCTATCCATACCATCCTGTATGGGTTTAAAAAAGAACGGGTAGTTTACCGATATCGGCACCACCTTGTCTGTGAACATCTTCTTGGCATCTGGTCCCGTCTTAGACAGTATACCAAACCTTGAGTCGCTGGATAGTGTTGCTAAGTTTACAGTTTCTGCCGATGACATAAAAGAAAAGCCAGAACGTCTGTTCTTCAGATAGCACATCCCGTAGCTTCTGTGGTCTGCCTTACACGCCTCCCAGAATATAAAGAACAGCCTGTTAGACTCTCTGAAGTCTGGCTTACCAACGTCTATCTTAGACCACTGTAAATAATTGTAGTGAGAGCCAGTTATATATGTTGGCTTTTTTTTATTTACGAACCAAAAACCCTCTTCCCTCCTAGTAAACTCTGTGTCTATGTAGTCAAACCATCTGTTCTTAAACTCATCTGGTGCCTCGTTCCAGTCAAACACGCTTTTAAACCTAGATAGTTCTTTCGGGTATGGTATATGTTCCCACTTACTTTCACTAAACTTAGTCACATTTGACTCAGTTGGTAGGGCTATCTTAAGTCCTTGTATTTTGTATATGTCCCCAATCTGTCCAGTCTTGCTTATAACCACAACATCGTGGTCCTTGTTATAACCATACACCCACTTCTTACCCTTATTCATCCTCTTCAGAACGTGGGGCTTTATGTGGTCATCTATTATATTTACTAGTGTCTGTTCGTACATTACTTCTTAGACCTGTTTTCAGCAAAACCAGAGAACACCTTTTTAGGTTCCTCAACTTTAGTAATGTTGTTAAGCATGTTCTCCTCCTCGTTAATCCTGTTTAGGATTTCAAAGGCATCAAATATTGCAAGCTTTTTAGTAGCCGCAGCGTTCTTTAATCTGTCCGATGATACATCATCCGCACCACCAGTAACTATCGGCTCTTTAGCCACCTTAATTAGCTCCTCAACCGCTGTTCGTCCAGCTTGGATTATATTTAGTTTCGCCTCCTTCGTCTCCATAGGTCAAAGCAATATTTTTAGATTTCATACAATATAATAGTTCACCACCCACAACAAACTCAAACTCGGACTCTGGGGTAAATCCCACAACCATTCCTGGGTATACATCGTGTTCTTCAAGCGTCTTGTTGCCATACCTAAGTATACCAGTAAGTGGCTTCTCTTTCTGAGATGACCAATCATCGTCATTAACAACTGGCTGTACAAAGCAGTAGTCAAGGTGTGACTTGTTGTCCGCGTAAAGATATATCTGCTCTGGTGAGCAAGCATACAGGTCATCCTTTATATGACTACGGCTGTTCTTCTCGTTACCCCTTATGTCGTAAAACCTCCTAAACACATTATGGTGGACCGTCACCCTGTCACCAACCCTTATGTCGGTTACAATGGATAGTGGTGTGGCTATTACCTCAGCCTCGTTACTAACGCTCTTGTAACTCTCAATCTTTGTGTTGGTCACAAAACTAACCCCACCAATCTCTTTGGTATTGTTGTACCTGCCAGATACAGGCTTTATAATAAAGTCATACACACTCCTCATGCGTTAGTATTTTAGGTCGTACTCCACAGATATACCCATGTTTTTGTTGAAGTCCTTCCAAGGCATAATTTCATCGTTCTTGGTTATGTATATCCTGTACACATTATCCTTTTCGATGTCCTCTATGTTTGACACGCAATGGCCACCATATACCTCCTGTCCTACAGCGTAGTGCATGGCATTATCCTTGTACTCTTTACCTATGGTTATCTTCCTTATTATAGACACAGCTACTCAGTTTTAACCTTAGTGTACGAACCGTCTGATAGGTCTATATTAATAGCACCGTACTTATCCTCAAGCTCCTTTTTACTAGTATTAGAGTCACCTAGTACCTCAATGTATGCCTTTAAAAGACCATCCTTTTCGGTCTCTATAAAACCTATTCTCTTAAGCAGGTTGTTTAACTCTACCTGCTGCTCAACAATCTTGTCAAGCTCTTCTTTTTCTATTTTCATTTAATTAAATTTAATTATATATATGTTTAAACCCCTTCAATTATCTACATTTTATCCTTCTATTAATGGGTCTACTGGTTCTACAATTTCAATCTCCCCAATAGCGTATGCAATTTCTGCATTGTCTAAATCGGGTTGAGCTTCTAATTGTAGCCAATACACACCACCAACGGTGTTGTTAGTAGGATTCCAATAGAAATCATCAATGCTACTTAATATTGGAAATTGAGAAACGTCTGGTATTATTAAAGCTGTCATCTTACTGCTGTGTTATAAGTTGTTATTGCGTCATATAAGTCAGTTACTTGGTTAGCTGTTAACGAAGCTCCTATATGGGTAAAGTTCATTGTTCCCGATGCTGGGAAAGTTGCCACGCCACTAAGACTATACGCACCTATCATGTAACTATATGTGTTTTGTCCCGTGGAGGCTAATGTTATACGAGAAATATCTATCGTGTCTTTATATAAAGTTACCAAAGAACTATCTCTGTTTAATATATAGTATCCAGCTGTTACACCCCCAGGTCTCGAATTCCCAAAGGGAGCATTCACACCATAATATGTCCTATTATTATATTCAAGAATACCATTAAATAGATTAGGAGAGAGTGTTCTTGACCCTATTAACGCACCATTACCTACAGAATATGCACTAAAATTAGTTCCTAAAGAATGATTATCTTGTAGTCCATCAATAGGAGGGTATCCTGTATCTCCATACTGATTAGAACCATTAAAAGCTACTCCCGCACTTGAATGTGTAGGAGAATTGTACCAAGTGATTTGGTAGGTATCAGGGTCTTTAAGATTATATTCCGCAGCAGCTAGGGAAGTTGGGGATGTTGGATAAATTGCATCTAGCCCTGTCCACAAATCGGTATTATTAGTAGTACTTCCTGTTCCTTTTAAGTCAGAAACAAGTTGAAAAACAGCCGCTTGTTCTGTTGGGTCTGTTATGCCTGCTGCTGTGATGTAAGCAGTAGCGTCAGGGTCTATTCGTACTGCTGTGTTATAAGTTGTTATTGCGTCTGATAAATCTTTTGCTTGGTTAGCTGATAATCCTTTGTGTGCTGCCGCAAAGTC